ATAAACGCGCGAGGATCGATTCTGGCGAGCCGGGCACGTTTCTGGACATGAGCTAAGCCGGAGACGTTCAAAGCTCTTTTCATCTATCACTTGTCTAACGTCGCACTTGGCACGGAAATGCACTATTGAGACAGTTCCCAACAAGCTTAGTGGCCCGGTGATTCAATGGAGTGATTCAAACGGGTGTTTCAAATGGGTGATTCAAACAGGCACTTCGGACGAGCACTTCGGACGGGCGCTTCGGACGAGCACTTCGGATGGGCGGCAGTAATGATAATGAGATTCAGTCGCAATAGGGGGGGCGGGGGTCAAATCGGAGCTGTGGGTAAAAATCTTGATTGATAACCTACCCAAGCAAAAAATGGCTAAAGGGGACTAATATACTTGACAGACATGACTATTATGCTAGGTTTTGCATGAGCCAGTGTGTATTGCATTGGTGACACATTAAATACTTTATGTCTAGTCCTACTGCATACGATCTACAAGGGCAAGGTGGAGGCATCGTGCTCTCTACTGCTGCTACTACTTTCACTGGTCCGATTCGATGGATTCAGGTTGTGAATGACGCTGTTCTGGCTACTGTGGCGAGTTCTACTGGGAGTATTGCTGGTGCGTCTCGGTTGCAGACTATTACGTTGCCTGCCGGTCTTGGTATTGGTGGCAACTTTAGTCAGGTTGTTTTGACTTCGGGAGTTGTGATTGTTTATTACGCATAATGTCACAGTTCGCCCAAGATGGGAGTGCTAGCATTGACGGCGGGGATCGTGGCTTTGTAAGCATCAACCAAAGACTTCAACTTAACCAGCTCGAAGGGGGTGAGGTGAGGGAGTCGTTGAATGGGCGCATGGAGGGGTATTGGAAGCCACGTAGGAACGTGGTGAGCAAGACTGGTGCATTGACCAGCGGGCAGACTACATTACGACTTCCATTCCTCTTAATTGATTCAGTCAAGACGATTTCAGCAGCAGTATATTCAAGTAATTTGGTTACGATAACTGTGACTGGTCATGGATTTGCATCTGGATCTTCTGGCTATGCTACTGTGGCCGGATTGACTTTTACTGGAACTGATAACAATGGGCCAAAGGTATTGACTTATGCCGGAGTGAATACATTAACGTTTCCTGTATCTGGAGTTACGAATGTAAATGGAACTGGAACATTGTCACAAATGGCGATTAACGACAATGCCAGTTCTAATGTCAGAGCATCCTGTCTATTTAGTGATCCTAATAATTCCAATAAAGAGTATGCAATAATTGCATTGGATACTGTAGCCAAGAAAGTTGATTTGAATGGATATGCGATTACGGATATTCAGTATCCTTCTGGGGAAATACTAGGTAAAGATACTGAAATGATTCAGGTCTTTGATAAGGTGATGCTTTTCAGAGATGGTAAGCAGGCTCTTGAGTGGTATCCAAATGGCAGGCCGATCATATCAGCATCGCAATCAGGGACTGTGGTCACAATGAATGTCAAGGAGCATGGACTAGTCACTCTCGACTCGGTTGTGATTTCTGGGCTTACTGGTGGATCTACACCAGCCAATGGACCATTTGTCGTTACCGTCACTGGTCAAGATACGTTCACATACACTTTCTCCACTAGTCAAACTGTCAGCTCATTTGGAGTGACAAATTCCGTAGTCAATGCCGGGTTCAATCTGTCTCCCGGTGGAGCATATACTCAGCCACAAACATTTATTGTTGCAGGAACCAATATAGCAGCGTCAAACGGACTAGTTACTATTGATAAAAACACGCTTGGAAACACAACAATAACAAAGGGTAACATTATTGTTATTTATGAAACGACTATTGACGAGTTCGCCTCAATAGTTGGAAAAGAATTCGAGGTGGTTTCCGCAAACACCACAACAGTGACATTTTATGCTCCTGTTGGGACTAAAGGCTCATTTACTGGAAGTCTTCAATTTGGCGGACGATTTAGCGTAGGAGGTGGCTTCATGCACCAACCCGGTGCTCCTTGGGGTGTTCACTTCCAGCGTCGATTGTGGGTTCCTTACTATTATGATCAATCTGGAGCTTATAATGGAGCATCCTATACAAGCCGTAAGATTGCTGATGAGATTGCTGTATCAGACATTTTAGACACAACTACATTTGACCAAATTGAGAACCAATTTCGTATTAGTGGTGGAACTGCTGACTACGTAGTTGGAATGCATGGATTCTATGATGATGGCCTTGTTGTTCTTAATCGCAATAGCCTGCATATTATCAAAGGAACGCAAGGAAGTCTTCGTGATGTGGTTGTTAAAGAACTTACGTCTGAAGTTGGTTGTTTGTCCCGTAAGTCTGTCGTTATGCGGGGGAGCGTAATGTTCTTTCTTTCTGATGACGGTGTATATGGTATTGAGTTTTTCAACGACTATAATCTAAGAGGTTCTGAACAACCAATATCAAAGAACATTCAGCCATACATCGACAGGATCAATGTTAATTATGCAAATGGATCAATAGGTGTTATATTTAAGAACAGGTATTATCTTGCTGTTCCGCTTGATTCAGCTCGTGGAGCCGGAGATGCTTATGGTAATAATACCATATTGGTGTATAACTTTCTTAATAATGGGTGGGAATCACTAGATACTTTTGGAGACTCAAGGTTCTTTATTAAAAATTTCATAGTTGGGAGTGCTGATGACAGAGACAATATATATGCAGTGACGTCCAATGGTGGACTGCATCAAATTGAAGCATCTGAAAGCTCAAATGATTCTTTGAATATAGACAATTCTGCAAATGTTGTTTCTCCATTGATTAACTCTTCATTAACTACAAGAGGATATGATCTTGGGACTATGGATAGGAAGAGATTCACGGATGCTCAAATCAACATTCAATCACTTGTTGGTCAAAATTCCGAATACGACGTTGCTTTTTCCGCAGAAGATCCTGACAACGCACAATCAATAGGGACAACTACAACTCTATTGGGAGGATTATTGATTCCCACTACTAATTCTGAGGCTGAGACAGCAAGCATTCGATGTAGGCTTGGAGGCACCAGAGGATTTACTGGAACAATGATTTTAACAAGAACTATTGGATCACCAAAGATCAATTCTGTTAAGATTACCGGTTCTATTACAAACAGACAAATCATTTCACAAAAATAAAATATGGGAGCAATTATTACAAGTCAAAGTTTTGCTACAAATGATCTAATTACTAGCACTACGCTGAATAATATCTTGGGTTCAAGTTCTATTGGTTCGGCAGCAATTACTGGAAGCACACTTTCTGTTACAAGTGGGAAGTTATCTGTCGCATCTGGAGGAATTACATCGAATGAGCTTGCTACCAATTCAGTATCGACTACTGCAATTATTGATGCGAACATTACTCCTTCAAAATTGTCCAGTTCTGACTTTGGAGACTTCACGGTAGCAAGCGGAGTAGCAACGATTGATGCTGGTGTCGTTACTTTCACAAAGATTGCTACGGCCGCAGTTGGAACAGTGGCTGAAGTCAAAGCGCAAACCGCATCAAAGTTAGTTACAGCGGATAATGTGAAGCAATCACCACCAGCCGCAAAGTCTTATGGCAGTTTTACTATTACAACGAGTGCTCGGACTATTTCAGGATCATATAATGTTGCATCTGTAACTAGAATTGACAGTAAGAACTCTCAAGTTACTTTTACTTCGAATATGGCTGATGCTGGATATTCAGTTATTGCCCAATATAATAATTCTGGAACAACAATGCCTGCTTTTGATCCAATCATAGCTGTATTTAACAAAACAACAACTGGATTTAAAATTTACTATAATGCAGGAGAAGTTTCTAATGGGAATATCGACTTTATTGTCTTTGGAACTCTTGCATGAACCAACATTTAGAAGAAGCAATAAAGATATATGGTGAAGAATTTCATAAACTTTTGTATTGGCATTTATGCTTTGGTGTTGTCATCTGTGACTCAGAGTGTTTTGCTTTTTGCTTCTATTCTCAAGAGGAATCTCCAGAACAAGCTTGTGAAATTCATCATTCTGACACACTATTTGTCACCATGTGCATTGGTGATATGCGAAAATCTCTTGGAAAGTTCTGTGATGACTTTGAATATATCGCATTCAGACGCGAGTTCAAAAATTCACCTCGCATAAGAATTTACGACATGCAACAATTTTACTCAAAACTCAAATAAAAATATGGGAAGCGCACCAAAGGTTCCAAAGCCTCAAGATCCACTAGCTCTTGCAGGAGGACAATCTAAACAACTACTTGGATATTATGGATCGCAAGTTCCAGAATGGCTTAAACTTCAAGGAGATCTTGGCCCACAAATCATGGGTCAAATGTTTGACCAGACCAATCAATTTCTTGGTGGAGTAAATGGCCAAGAGGGATATCAAGGTCTTCAATTAAGTGCTGGACAACAAGCTGGAAAAACACTGGAACAGCTTCGTGCAGAACAATTTGGCCAAATGACCGGACAAAGTGGGCTTGCACGTGGATTGATGCAAGCGATGTCCCCAGAACAAGCCGCTGCTGTTCAGGGATTTGCCACTGAAGCTCAACGCGCAAATGCGGCCGCTCAAGGAGTAACTCCAGAAGAACAGCGGATGTATCAGCAAACAGCCCGTGAAGCGGCATCTGCTTCCGGGAGGCTTGGTGACAACTCGGCTATTGCTTCTGAAATCATGAAACGAGAAGATTTAATGGCTCAAAAGCGTGCTGAAGCAGCAAACGCATCAAATCGATCATATCAAGCTGCTCAAGGATTTTATACTCAGCCGGGATTGAATCTTCTTGGCCAAGCTCCATTGTCATATGCTGCTGGTCAGCAAGCTCTTGGAACTGCTCTCACATCTGGTCCTGCTTCCTCTGGTAATTTTGATTATAATGATCCATTAAATTATGCTAATCAACGAGCATCTGCAATCGACAAGCAAAAAATGGCTCAGTTCCAAGCAGATCAGCAGCATAAAGCACAAGTGATGGGAGGTATATCACAAATAGCCGGACTTGCACTAGCTCCATTTACAGGAGGATTGTCAGCAGGACTTGGATTGAGTGGTCTTGCTGGTGGAGCGGCTGGTGCTACTGGACTTGGTGGAATGGGATTGTCCGCTGGCATGGGACTAAGCAATTTATTTGGTGGGATTCCTAAAGCGACTCCAGTATATTAACCTCACAACATAATATCATGGCACTTACAGGAGGAAACATAGCATTCACTGGCTATCAACAACCGGATTATTCTGGTGTAGTTCAGGCAGCCGGATTACCAATGCAAGTTATTGGTCAAGGAATTGACGAATACAAGAAAGCTCAAGAAGATCGTAAGAAACTTGATGCAAGTATTAAAGCGAGTATTACTGGTATTGAAAGCGCGATTAAAATGGGGGACAGCCTTGGGATTGATACAAAATCAAGCTTACAGCCATATTTGGACCAAATGCGTGATCCTAATGTATCTCCTATGGAGGCAGCAGCTTTCGGTCGAGAAGCAGCAAATGGAATTAGCAATATATTGAACTTTGGAACAAAAGCAAATGAGTTTAACCTTCAAAAATCACAAATTGAACAAGCGGCTGCTGCAAATAAAGCAAAAGCTATTGCTGAGGCAAATAAACCGGGCGATATTGTTAATATCCATACTCCAGAAGGGGACAGACAAATGCTTCGTAACCCTCAAACAGGAGCATTGGAACCTCTCAAAGTTGCAGGAGTTTCACAAGGAACCTCACTTGTAGATCTCGTAAAAGGATTTGAGGGATTCAATCCAAACGCTTATGGTGACTACAAACAAACAAGTATTGGATATGGAACAAAGGGTAAAGAAGGAGAAGTCCTGACTGAACCGCAAGCATCCGAGAGATTAAATACTGAACTTTCAGGTCATGCAAAAACAATTGAAGATGCTTTTAAATTAAAAGGAATAAAGTTTAATCAAAACCAACTTAATGCTCTTACTTCATTTGATTTCAATACAGGTCGCGGAGCTGATTTAATCCAAAGATTTGGTGATAAACCAGAAGAATTAGTTTCAAAGATGCTGGAATATACTAAGGCCGGAGGCGGAGATATTCCCGGTCTAGTTAAGCGAAGAAACATAGAAGCGGCCTTGTTTATGACCCCGGAAGAATCCCCTATTGGATTTAAACCTACACCTGATAAACAAACATTTCGTCCTGCAACTGATGAAGAGTTAGCACGATATCATGCAGTTGCGGGACAGATGAGCAGCACAGGAAGATTCTTCCCAGTTAATCTTCCACCAGGAATGACAGTTGAATCAGATGGTCATGGAGGAATCAAAGTGATTCAAGGTTCTGGAGTTGGTGGAACTGGAGGAAAAGAACCAGCAGTAAAATTAGGAGAAGGACAACAACTTGTTCCAGATCCTAATAGCCCAACTGGAAGTAGAATAGTTCAAACTCCATCAGATCTAATTAATAAAAACAAAGATGATTTCAGTAGTTATGTTTCACAAATTGCTAACTCTTATGCGGGACTTGATCGAATGGGCAAGGCTGTAACTGGAAACAATAGTAATCCAATGAACTATTTGGAGTCAACGGAAGGTGGTCAAACTTTGGCTCGTATGTTTGGATCTGACCCACAAGTATTGCGTGATAGAATTAACACTATGCGTCCAAATATCATAAATGTTATTAGAAAAAGCTCAGAAATGGGAGCAAAAGGAATGGATTCTGAAAAAGAACTCTCATTTTATCTTAGTGCATTGGGAGATCCTAAGATTCCAGTTGAAGCAAATATTAAAGCACTTGATACTCTTGATAAGGTCTATGGAAATGGAAAAGCTGTTGATGCAATCATTTCAGATTTCCCAGAATTGAAGAAGAGAGTTGACAAGTATGATTTACAGTTTAACAGCTCATCAACAAATGCTGATAAGCAGAATCAGCCCCCCCCAAAAAAATCAAATGATCTTGAAAGTAAATCACAAGCAATTTATAAAGAATTTGGAATTAAATGAGTAATTTTATTAAAGAAAAATCAGATATTGAAGCTGAGTTTCCAAAGATAACTGAAGCAAATAAAATAATTGCTGAAAATCTTCGTAAAGCAAAAGCATCAGGTGACAATGAATTATCTAAACATTTAACTGAACAGCTTCAAACAATGAAGGATAAAGAAGATTTCCTTCAAAATCAATATAGTTCAATTTTAGATCAACAAGCAAAGACTCAGCAAGAAAAAATTGCTAAGCTTGGAGAAGAGCTTAGAACTCCAAATCCACCAAATATACAAGCTAATTTTTCTCCTTTGGGTTTTGGCTTTCCAATGGGTGGAGGCATGACTGGAAGTGAAGCCTATCGAACAAAAGAACAATATAATCAAAGGCAACGAGATATTATTTCTGAAGTTTATCATGCTCCAGTAAATCCTAAAGGATTGGCAGCTGAACAACTTCCGACTGGAGTAAGAGCGGGCGTTGGTGCTTTGCCAACTCAAGAATCCAAACTCCAATATCTGCAACAAAAATATCCAAATTCAGATATTGCTCCAATTGATGTTGGTGGAAATACAGAATACTTGATTAAGAATACAGATGGAACAAGTTTTACAACCTTAGATAAAGGTGTTGCTGGAACAATTGCATCTCTTGCTGTTGAAGCTCCAATTATGGCTGGCTCAACTGCTGCTGGAATAGGAACTGCAATGGCAACAGAAAATCCAGTGCTGGGAACGCTTGCTGCTGGAGCAACACAAACAGCACTTGGAACTACTGCTGATTCCATAACAAGAGCTTTGCTTGGAATGCCACAAAATGTAGGAGAGAGTCTTGGCCGTAGAGGGACTGAGGCAGCTATTGGAACTTTAATTGGACTCGGGACAGATATAATTCCAGCATCAGTAATTGCAGCAAGAACACCAAGTAAATTTAAAAATGATTTCTTAAATGGTTTTCGAGAAACTTTCGACAGATTGGGAATTGATAAATCTTTGGTTCCCCCCGGATCTCAATTTGGACCACAAGGTCTTGCAACGGCTCAAGAATTAGCAGGAAAATTCGAAAAATCAAATCTTGCTGGTTATTACAGGAAAGCACAAGAAAGCCTTATGGATATTTTTGGGAGAGTGAAAAAAGATATTCCAACTACAGCTAATGATTATGGATCAATTGCTGTAAATTTAGATGGACAACGCCGCGCTCTTGCAAATAGTATTGGATTAGCAAATAATAAAAATGCTTCAGTTATTGAAGATGCAATCACCCAAATACTTAAACCTAAATCTATAATCAATGTTGATAATTTAGGAGAGACATTAAGAGATACTATTGCATCTTCTGAAAAACAAGCAATTGATTTGACAAATTCAAAATATAAAGAGATGGCGCAAATTGCGGATAATGCTGGATTTCAGATAACCGCAAAAGACATGCTTGATTTAGTTCCCGAAATCAAAAGAAGAATAAATCGAGGTGGGTCTTACGATGAAGCAGCAGTAAATGCAGTAGAAAATAGGCTAAGAACAATAAGAGACGCTCCAGATCTTATTGCTAAGCTTGAAATTAAATTAAGTAATGCAAAAAAAGAAGGGGAAATTCAAGACTTAAGTCAAAAAATTAAAGATCTTCAATCAATAAATAAGCCTTTGGATTTTAATTCATTTGATGATTATATCAAGGAGTTTAATAATGCTAGACCAGAAGGTGGAGCAGTTGGCGGAACAACAAAAGATGTTTTTGGATCTAAATTATCAAATGAATTGTCACAATTAAGAAAAAACATTTACGATCAAGTTAATGAAACACTTCCTGATGGGACATCGCGTAATCTTGGTGCTGAATTTGAAAAAGCCACACAATTGGTTAAAGCAAGACAAGCTTTTGAAGGTAATACTCTTGGAGGAATTTTGAAAGAAGTTGTAGGAGAACAGGCCACTACGCCAAGAGATATTGTAAGTTCTGTAATGAAAGAACCATTTACAATAAATCGTGTTTTAAAAGCATCAAGAGAACTTGAAGCGTCTGATCCAAGTCAAGTTGGAATAACGCAAAAACTCCAGCAAATGATGGGAACTCAGTATTTAAATGATATTGGTGTCGGCAGCAATAAGGGGATAACAAGATTAAATTATGATCAAGGAATGCTTGAATCATTATATGGAACTGAAGCAAAGGGAGTTGCTAGAGGACTTGACAGCTTAAATGATAAATTAAAAGTTTTGAAATCAGCTAGTATTCCTAATATGACACTTACTGATTTAAACCAATTATCTTCCGCATTAAGTGAAGATGCGAGAAATGAAATAGCTTCTGGAATCATTAAAAGAGATTCACTGCAAAAACAAGAAGAAGCATTAGTAAGATCGTCAGTTTTCAAGGCTGCACAAAAAGGAGACTTTAAAAATGTTGATCCAGATTTGCTTTCTAAATCTATACTTTCAAAATCAAGCACTATTGAACAAGCTAAAAATTCAATGTTAAAGCTTGGACAATCCTCACCTGAATCAAGAAATGTATTCAAAGGAGATTTCATGAGGAATTTTCTTGATGAATATCCCGGAGGAGCGCCCTCTTCTAATGCTCCATATACGCCATTGTTTGATACTAAAAAAGCTCTTGCAGATTTGGAATCTCCAATGGGAAAATCGCCATTGTATAAAAAACTTGAAATTGTTCTTGGAGAAGACAAGGCTCAGGAAATTTATGATTTGGCAAAAGCGTGGGAAGGAGTTAAAATTCCAGATATTAAAGCAAAAGGAAGTGGAATCAGAACGGTTGGAGGTCTTGATTGGCTAAATGTTGTTGTCCCTATTGGATCAATGGTATCAAATTTAAGAAATCGTTATATAGCTGGATTATTGGCCACTGGAACACAAAGATATGGATTGAAATCAGCTCTTGCAAGAAACGCATTACCGGGAGAAATAAATGACATTTATTTAAAGATATTCAAAGACATGTTTACTACAAGACAGGGAATTACTGGTTTGGCAAACCAAGCGTCAAGTGATCCTGAATTTTCTGCCGATTTGCAAAATAGGCTTCGTGAGTTTAATAAAAAACAAGGGTTGAATCAAAATCAAAATTAAGATTTTCTTTTGGGTATCTCTAAAAATAATATGATTGATGATCCAAACGAGAAGCTAAAGGCAGAATACGTCGATGAACGTGCTGATAAAGCGGCATGGTTTCTTGAGGTTCAAGAACGCGCAAGGTTGAACCCCGGAACATGTGTTGAACACTATGCCCCCAACAAGGCCGCAATGGCTCTGTGGCTTGCCGCGCAAGGAGCAAGGATAACCGACATACAAAAGAAGACCGGGCTTGGTAGAGAGACAATCAGGGGGCTGCAATGGCGTCATAATGACACCCTTGAAACAAAGCGTAAGGAGTTTTCGATGCGATATGCCATTGCAGCGCAAGATTATACAGACTTGCTCTTTGAACGTTCCCAACAACTGTTTGACAATCCAGATGAACTTGCGAAGATCAGTCCTGATAAACTAGCCGTAACCGTGGGAATCCTTACTGACAAGGCAGCGCAACTCACTGGAATGGCTTCCTCAATCGTAGAACACCGAAAGGGAGCAAGTCTCGATGATGCCGCAAAAATGATCTTTGACGCTAAAGCTCGAATTGCTGGCAGGATTAAAGAAAGCGCAATCGAAGCTGAAATCTTATGATTTGGAAAAAACATGCAATCCTAATTCCACCTACTGATGAGGAGATGGTTCAAATGGACCCTGCGGAATTGATTGCACTGCATTCTATTTATCACGAGGCTATTGAAAACGCTGAAAAAGATCCATATCACTATGGATTCCGACTCCCACACTGGGAAAAAGCAGAAAAGCAACTGCATGACGTTAATGAAATTCTTGCATTAGGAGGAAATCGTAGTGGAAAAACTCAATGGGGAGCATTTTCTGTTGTTCGTGCCGCCATTGAAAATCCCAAGTCTGAGATATTCTGTTTTGCTCAAACGTCTGAGGTGAGTATCCGTCAACAGCAGAGTGCCGTATGGGACTGGTTGCCAGAGAATCTCAAGACAAAGCAAACGAGCGCAAATACTTACATCTCTTACAAAAAGAAAACGGGATTTACAGACTCATCATTGATTCTCCCGAATGGATCTCAAATAATTTTCAAGACTTATTCCCAGTATCAAAATAATCCAACTATTCTTGAGGGTGCTGAACTTGGTTCTAGGAATGCCGTATGGCACAATATTGGAGTGTGGATGGATGAATACCTTCTTGGACCAGATTTGATTGGGACTCTACGCTTTCGATTGGCTACGCGGAATGCCAAGATGCTGGTAACGTTTACTCCAATCGACGGATGGACAGAGGTTATTAAGGAGTATCTCGATGGAGCAACAACAATTGAATCCCGTCCTGCGGAACTATTGAATGGAGAACTTGTTCCATATCTCCAGAAATCAAAGAAACTGAATGCCTCTATTCACTACTTTCATTCACAAGATAATGCCTTTGGCGGATACGAGCGAATCAAAGAAACGCTTTTGGGCAGAACAAGGGAAGAAATCTTGATTCGGGCTTATGGCGTTCCAATGAAATCTCACGCTACTAAGTTTCCCAAGTTCAACAAGGTGGTAAATGTGGTAGAGCCAGATAAGATCCCAGCGCGCAACATTACACGATACCATGTTATCGACCCGGCTGGTGCTAAGAACTGGTTCATGTGCTGGATTGCTGTCGATGAAACAGGAACGTTTTGGGTTTATCGTGAATGGCCCGGAGTTGATGTCGGTGACTGGGCCGAATGGAAAAGTGGGAAATGGGTTCCGGGGCCGGGATCTAAAGGGCAAGGATTTGGTATTCGCGATTACATTGAATCAATTCAAGAAATGGAAGGCGAAGAAGAAATCTTTGAGAGGCTTATTGACCCACGACTAGGTGCTGCAAAGTATCAAGCTCAGGATGGATCTTCTTCAATTATTGAGGACTTAAATGAATCTGGAATGATTTGCATTCCTGCTCCCGGCCTTGATATTGACGATGGACTACAAGCACTTATCGGTAAAATGTCGTGGGATACCAGTAAGCCAATGGACTCTGTGAATCGACCAAGATTCTATGTAAGCTCTGATTGCGAGAACATTATCCAAGCATTATCCGAATACACTGGAGAAGGTGGACTCAAGGAAGCGTGGAAAGATCCAATCGATGTTTGCCGTTACGCTGCAATCGCAGGAATAGATCATGTTGACAATAGCCAATCTTTTGTTACAACTCATGGGTCAGGCGGATATTGATTATGAAAAAACAAGCAAAAAAAACAGCAAAGCGAGGTCGCCCAGCAAAAAAAACGCTGACTATTGATGAGTCTCTATGCAGCATTGATAATCTTATTGAGCAACAATTTGATGAAAAGTTCTTAGTTGTAAGATCATGCAGTAATCCAAATTGGGTGATTGTCCGAATGGATGGGCAACCAATACCGGTTAAGTGCCCAAATCGACTGTCAAATAAATTGCTTGGCAAAATGATTAAAATAAGATTAGTATCATCCGATCCAGAAGATTATTACGA